GCAATTTTATCTTTCATTTTTTGCCTATTAGCAGGTGTAATTTTACCTTCTCTTAATAGTTTTTCATACATTGCTTGGGCTCTAGCGATAGCAGCAATTTCTCTTCTATCTTCTTTCTTGGCCTGTCTAGCCCTCGCTTCATCAGGCGACTTATCAAGGTATGCCATAATTACATAGTTCTCTTTTTCTTCATAGGCATTTTCTTTGTCTTCTTTTTATCGGCTGCCTTCTTAGCCATCTTCTTACCTTTTGCTGTGTATGGGAATTTCTTTCCGTCTACCATTGGCATATTATGCTCCTAGTTGATTAAGTACTGCTGCTGATTGTTTGTTTATATGTTTTGTTGGTGCCATCTTGCTAGAGTCATAAGGTTTACCCAGTATGTCACTAGCCTTTACTGCCTCTTGAATCTTCTTCATAGAAGTTCCAGCAGGTTGGATACCCTGGGCTCTCGCCTCTTTGTAGGCATCCAATTCTTTATTAAATGCTTTAGTTGGCATAGACCTTTGGCTATGTGCATCACCAGTATTCATTTGTATACTCAAACCCTTGCAGCCAAAGCATCCTTCTACTGGCTCAGGGTGGTGCTCCCAATGTTTCATATCGCTGTAAAGTTACTTTCTGTTACTCCTACACCGCCAGCAATAAGCGCTGCTTTAGTAGCCTCATCTACCGTGTGGTTATAACCACCCTGATAGTAGGCAGGATAGGTATCAAAGTCAGAATCCTGTAGATATCTAACCTGTGCATACCCACCAGTAGGTTTTAAAACAATAGATATACCTCTATCAAGTTTATAAAAATGAAATAACCGTCCACTACCAGCAGGACCTTCTTCAACTGTTGGAGTTGTAAAGATATATTCAGTCATAAGTCCTCCTAATGAACTCACCCCAAAGGGGCAGACTTTTCAAATATGTCTACCCCTCAGAGTCAATCAACTAGAGAGCAGCGATTGAAGAACCAGATTCAATACGATACAGTGCTTCTTCACGATAACGTGCAAAGCCAAGTACGCCGTACCAGCCCATTGGGCGGAAGCGCATCAACTTATCGGTTACGTTTCCGATAACAATGTGTGGCTCTTCTGCAACAGCCTCAGCAAGTGCTTGCTGTCCGCAGAGGATAGTATCAAATACACGTGTTACTGGAGTTACAGTTACAGTTGTTGTAGCAGTAACTGCAGCAGTGTTGGCTGTATCTACAGTAAATGTAGTGGTTGAGCCAGAAGTGCTGATTGCAGTAATCTTTGCACCTGATGCAATACCAGTTCCAGCAACCTTGTCTCCAACCTCAGCGCGAGTTGCAATAACAGCAGAAGAAGCAACACCAAAGGTGAAGCCTGCTGATGTACCTGCAACGGTTACTGCGGTTGTAGCGAGTGCGGCCTGGTCTGCGCCATCTTTAGCATTTGGCAAACGAGAAGATTCAACAAAGAATGCTCCTTCGTAGTCGCCAATTTCTCCAGCCCATACGTTATTAACGGCTGGGTCAGAGTTGATGTGAGCAAAGTTCCAGCCTAGGTTTCCAGACTCTGCACGCAGGTCGTGGGAAACTTCTGGGTGGATACCGCACCAGTAGTAAGAACCACGGCGAGCCTTGGCCTTATTAGCGCGGAGTTTAGCAACAGCCCTACGGATATCTGCTGAATCAATTGTTGCAGCAGCAGCGATAGTGGCGGTGCTTGTAGCGGTGCTTCCACCGTAAATTACGTTAGTTCCGCCAGTTAAAGTTGTTGCAACTACTGCATCAATAGAATCAGCAAGGTTGTATGCAATGATATTTGCAATTGCTGGGTCTACATCTGCTAGTGAGAACAACTCAAGAGCGCGGGTTACAAGAACAGCATTACCATACTCGTTAAGAGTAATAGTTACTGATGTTGGAGTCGTCATTGCGACTGCATCTGGGTCAGTAGTTTCTGTTAGTGTTGAAGTTTTCTGGTCTAGGTCAACATAGCGCTGTAGCACTACAGTTGAACCAGGTATTGATTGACGGGCAGGACGCTTATCTGCAACAGAACGAAGTAGTGGTTCTGAACGGAGAGCGAATTCTAGAAGACGGTCATACGCCTTCTGAACTAGACCTGCGGCGCCAACTGTTCCACCGAGAGATGCACTGTCGGTAGAGATAAATGCGTTGGACATAAGGTTTCGTCACCTCCAAGTGACTATGAACGGTTAGGAATTGCGTAGAAGGTGGATAAGTTCATCCATCGAACCCGCGTTATCTAAACGCGTGTTCATATCTACGGCTTTGTCTGGAGTCATACCGCCTTGAGTTAAGATATCTTGCTGACGTAATGTCGCAAGGTCTTTCTGCGTATCTTCATTTTGAGTTTCTGGGGTATAGCCGATTAAATCTCCGTTATCACGGAGCCAAGAATCAATAGATTCCTCTGTGGCATCCTCTACATCTTTCAAAATAAGGCGTGCAGCCTTAGCGTTTACTCCTTTTTTAGCCAGGACTTCGGAGACAGTTTGATGCCGCTTTTCCTTGACGAATCCTTCAAGTTGTTCGGTGAGTTCCTTGATACGCTTCTCATCAGCACGTTTGGCTTTTCTTAGTCTTTTGACTAAAGCATCACCATCTAGTTGATGTTCAGGTACTTCTACCTCTTCGTCTTCTTCATCCCAGTAGTTGTTGCTCATAGCAACCACCCTTTCTATTCGTTGTTAGTCGCAAGCCACAGTTCTGCTCAGGGGAGGGCAGGCTGGCTCTTGCTACCAGTCTTATACACTGCACGGGGCTGGTTGGTCCGTGTCAGGAATCTAGTATGTACCGCCTAAAGAGCGGCCTAATGCAACTTTAGTAGGTCCTGATTGTGCTCCAAAGGTTGCAGCCTCAAGACCAGTCAAAGTTTCTCTTGCTCTTCTTGCAGATGCAAGTTGTTTAAACTCTTCATCTTCAGCAATGCTTTGTGTGTAATCTATGCCTGCTGCTTTATAAATATCACCTAGTTTTTGACCGCGAGGTAATATATCAGAAATGTTACCGAAGCCTTTGCGTGCTCTATCAAGGGTTACACCGTAACGTTCTAGGTCAGTTGCTCTAGCCAAATCAATAGGTAGCCCAGATTGTGTAGCAGCAGAACCAACTTCAGCAGCACCAACCTTGGCTTCTAGTTCAGGTAAAACTTCTTTAGGATTCAAAAAGTAAGAAACTATGTCAGAGTCTGTAATTGCATAGTAAGAACGTAACTGCCTTAATATGGCTGGGTCACCCATTTGTAATCTTTCTACAGCAGTCTTAACACGCTTGCCTACCTCTGTATTAGAGATATCATTACCTATAAAAGTTGCAAACTGGGTACGATTAACAAATCTTTGTAGTCCGTATTGCCTTAATGTTTCTGAATAAGCGCTTTCTTGTTGCAAATAATCAGCCTCTGAAAGAGCATTTAAACCTCTAGCCCTACGTTCTTCATTACCCTGGAATCTTGCCTTGTAAGATGGCAACTGCCGAAGTTGTAGTAACATTTGATTAGTACCCACCTTAGGATTTAATAAACCAGCCTGCAGGTAATCACTAAGGTCTTTAAGTTCAGATTCGCTAAATCCATAAGTACGCAATGTAGCCTCAATAAGTGCAAAACCATCACGTTTTTCATTAAGTGCTTTTTCGGCAGCAATAATTGCTGCTTGTTGCGCATCAAAATCTTCTTTTGTTAAAGGAACATCTTCCCATTCACCGTACGTAAAGGTTCCAGTAGCAGAATTAAAATATTTAGCACGGCGTTTTTTAAAATCCTTGGTGTATTCATACTCAACAAACTGTGTACCACCTGTTTTATCTTTATTAGGGTCATAATCAGGGTCTGCTTGTTCTGGTCCTTCATATTCCCCACCCTTGCCATCTGCAAAAATAGGAATTCTAAAGCCAGTTCTACTAGCCCGATAACGAAGGATAGTTCCTGCTTTAGGAAAAGTAGTTGGTTTATCATCTGGCTTATCATCTGGCTTATCATCTGGCTTATCATCTGTCTCAGCATCTAATGGTATCTCTACTATAGGTTCAAAAGGATATTGAGGTGTAACGCCAGAAGGAATATCAGCACCCATAGATACTTCTTCAGCAATCCGAAATGCTGCAGGATTAAAAGATGTAGGAATTGCAGGTTTTGCCGCCAAATTAGCATCTCTAGCATAATCTGCAGCAAGGCGCATACGCTTTTGTTCTTCATCTAAATTTTCAAATGCAGTTGTAGTTGGTGTTTGTGCTGCTACAACTCTTTCTCTTGCAAGACGAAATCTTTCTTGCTCAATAAAATCGTCATCTTCTAAGTATCTAGACATTAACCGACCTTCCCAAACATCCTCAAAATACCATCTAACAAACCTGCAGCACCTTCATTAAATGCCCTTGTATTGCGATACGCAGGATTAGCACGAAGTTGCATTTCATAGTCAAGACGACCTGGTAACTTATCTGCGCTTAAGGCTGACTGAACATCAGGGTCAAAAATATCTATAGAACCATCTGATAGTTCTAATATATCAGCCTTTGCTTTCATAAACTGACTAGCAATATCTTTAACTTTTAAACCACCCTCAATATAAGGAGATAATGATTTGTATAAAGCCCTTGATGCTAATTGAATAGTCTTTTTTTGCTCATCAATAGAGCCACCAGGAAGACTTGCTTCTGCGGCTTTCTTTTTAAGTTCTTCATCACTTATACGAATACCATAATCAAAACTAAAACCTTTTAACTTAGTGTAGTTATCACCTATTTCTCCGCCAGCATCCTGCAAATCTATAGCCTTTGTTTCTCTAATGCCAGTAGAAATTACTTTTCCTTTTTCTATGGCGCCTTTAGTAATAAATTCTACGCGCCACTCTTGCAGTAATTGAGCCGAAGGCATTTGAAAGCCAGTGCTTGTACTAACACGCTTACCAGTAACTGGGTCATAACTAGAAGTAGTCCGCCCCATACGTTCTTCTTCTGTCTTTTTTACTTTTTGCCAGTATGCTTCAGCAAGAGCATCTACATTATTTACAAGTTTAGGGTCGCCAACCTGTATTTGAACTTCACGCATAAACTCTGCAATTGCATCTGCTCTTTTTGTAAAGTTTCTAGTAGAACTGCTTTCGCTTTGAGTCCCTGGAATAGGAGTTCTACTTGTAATCCAAGTATTGACATCGTAAAATCCAGAAGTATTTAATTGATTATTTCTTACATTGTTAACACCAGCATTAAAGTTATCAGTGCTTATCTCGCTTAACGCTCTTCTTAAAGCAAAAATAAACTCTGTGTCTTTATCGGTTACTGGGCCGCCCCGTAAAGAAGTCTCAAAGGCTCCTTGTGACCTATAGTAATTCTGTAATTGCGTCTTCCAATAAGAAATATTATTTGGATTCTTTTTAATATCTATTGCTATTTGCTGTAGTAATTCTTCTCTAGGTATTACTAAAAATCCTTTACCATCTGGCGATGGAAGAATTATTGCAGGAGTTTGTGCTTCACCTTTGCCAGGTATAACAGCAGTTACATAAGGGGTTTGCCCTACTAGGGCATCGCCTTCTTGTATATTAAAACTACCATCCGTAAAAGAGTTCCAGTCAGTTCTTACTTTACCGCTTTGAACTCTAGTGGTGGACTCTATAGGACCTGTTGGAACGACAGCGCCACCTGGTTGAGTAGCAGGAGAAGATTCAGTAGTATTTAATCTTGTCCATTTTTCTACTGCTGCTTGAAATTCAGCATCTGTTTTATATTGTTTACGGGTCGGCCTAGGACTACCCTTTTTAATTTCAGGAGCAGCCATTAGTCACCAGGCTTTCTGACTACCCTAAATGGTATGTCGTATGTTTTGTCTAGTAAAGGTCTAATAATTGCAGACCAGGCTTCGCCTAAAATACTGTTCTGCCTAGCAATTTGTTCATATTTACTATACAAATCAGTAACTTGCGTTTGCAATTCTGTATCTCCTAGATATTGTGAGCCTACGGTTTTTCCTTCTGTTGCCAATAATAATTCAGAAGAAGAACGAACCATCATTGTTAGTAAATCTTTTGTCTCTAAAGATACACCCTTAGGGAAAAGGTCTTCTGAAACTATAGTTCTTAATTCATTAAAGTTACTTCTTAAGTCTTCATTTGTTTGGAACTGTCTTGTGCCAAAAACATTCTTTAACAAAGGGTTATTGTTAAGTAATGCTTCTTTTCTAGCAGCAGCAGTTGCTTTTAACTCTGTGCGATAATCTACAAAATTTCTTCTAGGGTTATTAGGGTCACTAAGTAGTTTCTCAACTTCTCTATCGTATTGATAGTATTGATATAACTGCTTAGCAACAGTTGTTCTTTCTATATAATTTCTAAGTGCTGCGTTATTATTATCAAAAGCATTTTTACTAGGTGGAATTAAATCTGCTGCTTCCATATAAGTAATTACTTTTGGATTGTACTCACCAATGTTAGGTGCAAAAATCCAAGCAGCCGTAGGAAAACTCTCTATATACTTTTTATTCTTAATAGACCAAGACAAAGTTTCCTGGGTATAGTTTATAGCAGTCTTTGTTTCTTTAAGTCCTTTTGGTACTTGAAAAATTAACTTTCCAGGTCTTTCAAGGGCGTGTAAAGATACTGCAGTTGTATAAGGGTCTGGTATAGGAAAACCGTTTTCTTGGTTAAACTGTAAAACCCCTCTTAAAATATCTCCATACTCTTTAGTTAAAGAGATAGTTCCCATATCTCTAAGATATTTAGATATATCAGGAAAACCCAACTGAAGTGGTGCACCAAACATTGTATTAAAAGCAGCCTTCTGCGCTAACACATTAGCAGTTTGAATACGCCATTCATCTAAAAACTTTTGTGCTTTGGAAGGGTCTAATACTCCTTCAGCATTTAAAAAATCTTCTGGTTTTTTAGGGTTAGTATATTGCATATAAGAAATAGCCTGATAAGCAGCAACTGCCCCTGCATTATCTTTATACTCTCCACTAAGAGATTTAATATAATTACTTAAAGCAGGAGGTATTGTTGCCCTAAGTAAATCAGTATCATCAGCAACTTCACCTAGTAAAATATTATCTATTGATAATCCAAAATTATAGATTTCAGGACTTTGAAGTCTAGTTCCCGCACCTACCAAAAATTCTCTAATACCAACAACTGGTAGCGCAATGTTTGGCCCTATAAGTGTGTATGCACCAGCACCTTCTGCATAAGATGGATTCAATAAAGAAACTTTCATTGTGTATTGATTCCATTCAGCCTGTTTAAAGAAACCCCAATAAGGACTATCTTTAATTGACTGACCTCTTAAAACTGCATCAGCGCCAATTTTTGCTAAAGTAGGTACTGAATATAATGGGTTAGCAAGCATTACAATTGCTGGGGCTATGTCTTGCCAAAAAACACCATCGTTAGGAATAACTACATAAATATTTCCATCGTCATCTTTGTGAGTAATTCCTGAACCATCTGCAGCGTGACCAACGTGGCCTATCCTATAAGGAATAGACTCAGGATGACGAAGCATCCAACGCAAAGTCCTTTTAGAAAAATCTTCAGCAGCACGGATAAATCGTCCTACAACACGCATATTAAATGCTAACTGCGTTCTTATAACAGGATTATCTACATACTTTAAAATAGTATCTGAAGCATTGTGTTTAGCCTGATTAGCAAATACAGCCGATGCTTGTATTAAAGCGGTATCGTAATCACTTCCGTTCTCAACAAGGGCTTTAACATAAAGTTGTTGATTAGGTAAAAGTTTCTTACGCTCTTCTAAAACCTTTAAAAGAAAAACATCTGAACGGGTAAAGTCATTGACTTGGCGGTCCATAAACTCATAACCTTTTTGCATTAATTTAGTTAAACCATCAGGTGCATTTAAGTCATAATATTCAATTTCGGGAAATGCAATATCTGTTTTAATTGGCCCTTGAACTGTAAAACCATCAGTGGCTTTTTCAAACTCTTCAAAATTAAGTTTACCTACTTGAGTTGTCCATTTTTGTTTTTTACGATAATACTCGTAACGGCGTTGCTCTTCCGCAAAACTTAAAGGCTCTGGTACTCCAGCCCTTTCGCGCTCGAGCATCCTTTTATCAGCATAACTTTTTGTTATATCAACTTCATCATAAGCAGCATATAGTTTTTTTCTTAATAAATCGTATAGTGCTTGGTTATAACCTGTTCCACCGTGAAAAACATAACGCATTTCCAACGCCATATTTTTAATAATCATTTGGCTTATTTCTTTTTCGGGTATTCCCAACTCACGCAATCTACCAACTTGGCCAAACTCATCATTAAGCATAATAGCCCGCTCAACGTCAGGCTTTACTGAGGTTTTCCAACCAAATTCAACCATTGTGTCATCCATAAAGGACTGTAAGTCTTGTTCTGTTTTTAATGCATTACGTCTTAAAAACGTTTCGGGAGCATTTACTCCATACTTTTCATTTTTAGAAAACAATCTAAAAAAATATGAGTAGTGGGCTAATGTTCTTTCAGATTTATTCAATCTATTTAATTTATCTACATAAGGTTTAGACAAAACTTTTAAACCCATATTATCAAGTGCTTGCGTTAATGGACTTTTACCGTATATTTCTTTAGCAAGTTTTGTTCCAAGAGCCATTGAATCGCCATATGTAGCACCAACAATAGAACCAATCATAGCATCACTAGCAGTATCTGAATTGTAAATATAATAATCCGCAATAAGTGCTTTTTCTTGCGGAGTAAATTTATTTCCGTATTTTTCTATAGCACTAAGAACTAGTATTTCTTCGGGAGGCATACCAAAAAATTCTTCAGCAGATACAAGTTCTTTTTGTATTACTTCTATTCCAGTATCAGGGTCCCTTACAGGAACCTCTATCATATACATAGAACTTAATTCTTTGCGATAAGCAGCATCTGCAAATTTAGCAGGGTTTTTTCCAATTGAATTAAGAAGTAATGTTTTAACAGGACCTTGAAAAGAAGTATCTCCTTTAATTGCAATATTTATATTGCTTAATTGCCTACCTTTTCCATATAACAAATCTCCCAAAAAAGAAGGAGTGGTTACATTGGCTAAAACAGTTGCTTCATCTACTGCATTTTTAACACCTAGTTTAGGAATAAGCAAAAGAAAAACTAAACCACGATTAATTGCCCTTGACACAGCCCCGTTAGTACTACCTGAGTAGTACATATAACCTAATTTTTTAACTATATTTTTAGAACCAGGGTATTTAAATTTAGCAGCCCGTACACTTCTTTGACCGTAATCGCCTAGGCTTTGATAAACTTCTCTAATAACATTATCAAAATCAAATAAAGTTATTCCATCCGTATTGTGCATAAATGCGCTAGGACCTGGTGGTAACTGTTGGACGTTGTCTAGACCCTTAAATATTTCTGGCACATCTGATACATAGTCACTAATGCTAGCAAGTTCAGTATTTATATATCTTGAATTAAGAAGAGCATCTCTGTATGCAACACCCATAGGGGTTACACTAGCGCCAATAGAATCTAAGTATAGTTTGTCTAAATTAAACAACATATTAATTCTGTCGTTTTTAGATGATGTTTTATATAACTGAACTAAAAATTCAGTACGAAATCTATCACCTGTAATAAGTCGAATATAATTTCTTAAATTATCTATGCCTTTATCTACAAGAGCATCTGTCCAAAAAATTTGAGAACGGCTTGCGGGCATACGTGCAAATGTTTCGCCAAAAAGTCTATTAATATTTTTTATACTATAGTTTCTAGGCTTTACTAAACTCTCAAGAAGTAAATCATTTTTAGCAATTTCACTTAACATCTCTTCAGAAGTATCTATCCCATTTAAAGCAGGTCTAGATAAAATTGTTTTTTCTAAATCAACCCAGTTATCTACTATTTCACCAGGTAAAGGCTTTGCTCCTATAACAGCATCTCTGTCTAAACCCTGAAATATTTTAGCGCCGTAACTTCTTAATCCATTAACCATTCTACGTGTACGGGTTTGTAAAGCAACTGTACCCTCACGGGCTGTAATAATATTATTAACAGTACCATCGGTTATAGATTTTATATTTTCGCCAGTTTTAAACCAGTCATAAAAAGCACCCATATCAGTAATAGGAACTTCTTTGCCTTCTTTTAAGATAGTGCTTTTTTCTAATAATCCAATAAGATTATCGTTATCATATTCAGGATGGTCCATTGATATTTTTAATCTTGCAGCACCTGCTGCAGGTATATCTTTATTTTTTAAAGCATCTCTATATACATTCATATCATTAATAAAAGAATTGTTTTTAGCATACCAACTTGGGTTATTAAATAAATCTTCTACGTTTTTAAGTAAAGCAGTACCATCTACAGCACTTTGTAGTTGTGCTGCATTTCTAGCAGATGCAAAAGTTCCAAGTCCTCTTGAGCCACCAAATGTTACATAGGTAAGGGGGTCAACAAAAAACAATGCAGCAACATCTAAACCTGGGCCTGGGTCTTTGTACTCACCTTTTGAAAAAAGTCTTTCAGTTACAAACTCTCCGTATTGGTTACGAGATACGTTTCTCATACCGCCTATGCTAAGCACTGCTGCCGCAATACTTTCTCGCATAATATCAGGCGCAGTAGGTTTTTCTTTTAAAGGAGCAAACCTTCCTGCCCAATCCACTATTTTACTACCAAGATTTATTTTATGTCTTGAATATCTATCTGCAATTTCATCAAACTCGGGAGTGCCAAACTTAGAATATATATTTACCATATCAGGGTCTATAGCGCCATACTCACGAAAAATATCTAATGGTGTTTTTTGGTCAAGTATTCCTCTTACAAATACACCCGTTGCTTTATTGTAATAATCATCTAATTCAGAAACTGCTTCTTGATTCCATTTACCATAACCATTCCATCCTTGAGTCCAGTAATCAGGATTAGTTACTTTATCAATAGCAGCAGCGCCTTGAAATGGGGCTGCTACTGTGTCACCAAGTTGATTAAGACCTTTTTGTATATTTAATACTGTGTTTTGTATTGCGCTTACATAATATTCTGCTGTGTCTCCAAGGGTTCGCAAAGGCTCTCTAAAAAGCCTTACGGGATAAGCAGTCTTTAATTTCCTTAAAAAGAAATTTTCGTTGGCTTTAGCATAAGGTGCTTCTGGATTTAAGGCAAGCAAAGCCTTTTGAATCTCAGGGTCTAATCTTAAAAAACTATCTCTTGCTGAATCAAGGTCTGGGTCAGTAGTTAAAAAAGTATTTAAGTTAGTTAACCTAGCCATACCATTCCAACGAGCAGATTCTTGCGCTGTAAAATTACCAGCATTTCTAACTTGAATCATCTCTGGTGTGTTTTGTAAAGTATCTAAATCAATAGTTACTGGAATAAAACCTTGGTTTGACATAGATTATTTATTCAATCTGTTAAAAAGAAACTCCGATATTCCTGAAGTATCATATTGTAATGCTTTCTCAACAGTAGATATCATAGTAACTGGTTGAGGTAAAACTGCTGATAAACCTGGTCCTTCTCCATAATTGGCACCAAAAGAAATAGGTTCATCTGGAAATTGCGTAGGTTCACTAAATCCAGTTAAAGGAGGTAAAGAAGATTTCATTCCAGTCTCAGCAGCATACATAGGTGCATTTGTTTGTTGGTCATAAGTAGCCTGACCTTCACCATATTCTCCGCCAGAAATATAACGAACTGGTTGTTGAGAAACATTTAGGTCTGTTCTTTTAGACATAGAACCTATACCTGATACTTCTTCTCTAATTGCCACTAGTCTTCGTCCTCTTCATCTAGATATTTCTTTACTTCTTCTTCAGATGGCGCTCTATATGACACCCAACTTGGATAAGAAGATTTCTCCATAACAAAACTTAATGCTATATCGGTAGCAAAACCTGCTTTAATTAAAGACTTGTAATATTCATTAAGCCAAATGCAATACATTTCTAGCGCTGTGTATTCTTCATTTTCTACAGTGCGCGGTTTACGTGTGCGCTGTGGTTTTTTTTTCCGCGGTGCCATAGTTACCTCCGAGTAGAAGTTCTTGCGCTAGCGCTTGCTTTTCCGCCTAACGTTAAATTAGACAATAATGTTTGCAGTGATGGTGGTGCGCCTTCAGGAGAAGCGCCTCCTACTGGGGCGCCTTCGGGAGCAGGGGACAGTTGCTCAACCGCTTGTTCGGCAGGACCAGCAGGAGGTAATTCTTCAGGTTTAAATACTTCTTCAACTGCTTCCTCTATGGTCACACCCTTAGAGCGTGCTTTTATTACATCAGCAATCTTTTTAATTATCATTGATGGGTCACCGCCCTGCATAGCCATTTGCGGTATAGCCTGTGTGTAAGCCTGCAATGATTGCACTAATGACTTACGCATATTTTCTATCTCAATTTTTTCTTGTTCTTGTGTTACGTTAATACCAAATGGTAATTCACGCATAGCAAGGTCTGTAGAAATTAAACCGCCACCAAGTGCTTGCAACATAAAGATAAGACCCTGTGCTGGGTTAAGTCCTGCCAACATTCCATAACGGACATCGGCTGAGTAATCTTTCTTAATATCTTTGCTTGGCTTGTAAGTAATTTGATACGGGCTACCAGCATCTACACCACGGATAGTCTTCTCATAGTCAAAGAATTTCTCATCAACCTCAAAGCAAACAGAAATAACATCTCGTAACGCTGAAGCAAAAATTGCTTGAGCAGATTTGACTTGGGTGTCAAAGCCTCCCATAAGTGCCTGCACACCTTGTCCTGTGATAATGCTGGCATCAATGTTTCCAGTACGTCCCTCTGGATAACGTGTCCCTAATCTTAATTCTTGCTGTAGTAAAGCCTGTTCAGTAAATGCTCCAGGTGGAATATTTAAATCAACGCGGCGTACACCAGCAGGGTTAGCGGTACGAATAACAGCATCGCCACCCATTTCAAGTTCATTGACATCCGATGGTAGAACAATTGGTGCTTGCACGGACTTCTCTGCTGCTTCCATCGCAAGTAATGCGAACCTATTACGAAGCAACTGAATACCGAGCACGTCATCAAACTGACCACGCATCTCACTATCAATAGATGGTCTCCTAGCAACAACAACCATCATCTTGCCAAGAGGATTCTTGGCGTGGGATAGTAATAGGTTATTGCGCTCAGGGACATAAAGCACAGATTGACTCTCATCGTAATAACGAACAATCTCAATTTGTGCCGTCATATCAGACTTGTACATTTCTTTACCAAGTAAGATATTTGCGTACTCAGGGAACTGTGAGGCAACTTCGCCTACAGCCATATAGTAACGCTTTGCAAAGGCAATGCAGCGACCATAGCGGTCAAACTCTGGGTAAGCGCCCACTGGGTTTTCTATGCGGATACGCGGCAGCCCTGCTTCTTCGTCCAGTTCAATTATGAAAGGAACGAAACCAAATGTTATGTATACATCGGCTCCTGTATACATTTGGACTTGTAAGTCCGAGTTAGCAAAATAATTAGTAGCAATACGAGTACGGGCATCAGCAAACTTACGAGCGCGGTCATTAGCCTGATTTGCTGCCGAGCAGTTAACTGACGGTAATGGTGCCATAACCTCGGAAAGGTCTCGCGCAACAATATCAATAAAATTGGCAACGACATTTGCATCTACACCTTCGGGAAAGAAATCTGGATATACAGTTGCAATCTGACCCTTACGGACAGCAAGAACATCTGCTTGGCGTGAATCGCGTTCTGCAGCGCGTTGGCGTAAGTTCTCAACACGGGCTGAGATTTGTTCAATTGATAACATTGCCATCCTTAGTTCATCGCTTGTTCTCTTAGGTTTTTATTTTCTTGCTCTGCTTCTTGCAACATTAACTTATAAGAAAAAAATGCATTAGCAGCAAAACCAACAAAACCTAAAGCACCTAACCCACCTGGTGATTTAATAAATGGAGGAACATAACTACCTCGTTTTATTCCTTTAACATCCATTTTTCTGCCAACAGTAGACTGAGTAGCCTTTGCTGCACGTCTAGCATCTTCTTCTATAATAATCTTTATACGCTTGCGCTCTTGGCTGCTTAATTCTTTATATGCTTTTTGATAAAGTCTTTCAGCATAAGACTCTGCTTTAGCAGAATCTGGTGTTGCTTTGCCTAACGCCTCTAATGGGTCTCTTACTTGTGGGTTAGTTGCAGCAGCACGGGCTTGGTTACTCCAGTCCTTGGCTGCTTCTTCACGAAGCATATTAGACTCTTTAATACTCTTAACATCTTTAATTTCTCTATTAAGTAAATCTTCAGCCTTTTTAGCCTGAGCCTTGTCTTCGCCAAAAAGATTACCAAAAGTAGTTTCAGGATAATCAACTGGTAGCCCTAATTGTTTTATCTGTCCAGGAGTAAGGTAAATAGTTTTACCTTTGTACTTAACTGCTCTAGTACTAACATCCTCAACTTCTTGTCGGGTAGGTATTGCTTTAGCCAAAGTAATTTCTGGTTGTTTTACAGCAGTAGATTTAGGAGCAGTAGCAAGTTCTTTGCGTAAAACTTCTTTAGCCTTACTGTAAGATATACCACGCTCTTTAGAAATTTCTTTTATTCTTGCTTCTTTTTGTTTAGGAGTAAGTTTTAAAGGTTCTTTTTTAATTTCTAGTATTGGTGGTACTTTTGCTTTTGCTTTTATCTCTTCAGTTTCAGCAACTGTAAGCATAGGAGTTTTATTAACTTTACCTGGTGTACCAAATGGAGCCTTAGACATCTCCTTAATTACTTCACGCACATCTTTGTTAAGACGCTGCGGTACTTTCTTTGGTGACTCAGCCATTAATTCCTATCCGTATGTTTGTTGCCATTGTTCGGCAATCATCTCATCTAAATTAACACTATAACGTTTTTGTGATTGTGCTCGGGTAGCCCAACGATTATGAGTATACTTCTGCACTACAGAATTTTGTTGCATAAACTCACGACATCTAATAACACCAAACCACATAGCCATCACACAGTCAGTCTTACCTCTGGTGTCAGGCTTCCAAGTAATTAACTGTTGTGTTAAAGCCTTAAGTCCTTCAGAACCTTCAGTGCTTGGAAGTTCGATAATATTGTTCTTTTGGTGTTTACCGTTGGTGACTGTTCCAAAAAGTGTGGACATAGATGCGACACCAAAGTTTGTGTCCCATTTGTTTTTTCCAGTAAAGTGAGCATTGAGGCGAACACCATAAGTTGCCAGCCATTGCTGTAAGTCTGAATCAAGGGCATAGGCTTTTTGGTGGGCGTTGATTTCAACGCGGAGTTCCTGCGGCTTATACTTCTGAACAAACTCTTCAATTGCTTGCCTAATCTTCTGTGGAGTTGGTTCTGCCATATCCAGACAGTCCAACACATAAATCTTTCCATCCATCCTGTTGTAAGTCATAGCCACAAATGCAGCACGACCAGCACCCATAGCAGGGTCAAAGCCAACTACGGTATAGCCTTCAACTTGATTAGGATGTCCTGCAGCGCCAGGTCTTAGCGGACCTCGCTTACGCATTCCGTTTAATGAACCCTGAACTAAATCAGGTGGGAATATAGAATCTTCAGTTACATCTTCTTGCTGATATACAAGAGCCCACGTAGACGGAGTAACTTCTCCTCTGCGCCTGGCAAGGGTCGGACCATCCCACTTAGAATATAATCCCTCCGCATCTGGGGTGTCCTCATCGCCATCCCAGGCAACATCCGATTTAGGCCAGAGCGTAACCCAGTCTTTCGGCTTCTCAGCATACTGTAAAACAGCAGGCATACCCATATACGTAAATGGGCTTTTGCCGCTTGACCAATGCTTCGGGTCGCGGAGTTCTTTATAAAAATCATTCGGCGCAATTCGTGTCCCTACTACCAGCAACTTGCCGTTCTTACCCAGACGGGTAATAACTTCTTTCTGTAGCCAGTTAATCTGCTTTTCGTGTTCGTGAGCATTGGCTGTGGTTATACAGTCATCAAGAATAATTAGGTCAGCACGGGCACCATAGATTTGACCCCCCATACCGAGTGCCTGAATAGTCGGGTCTTTTTCAGATGAATTACGAGCATCGTTCCCCAAGTAGACGGTATCAACACGCCAGGTATCAGAGTCTTCTTTCCATCCCCCTTCTGGTCCAAAAGTTGTTTGCAACTTCAACCAGCGCGGGTGGCTTAACCTTTGCTTTATCGCGTACACGAATTCCCGTGCTTTGACTAACGTCTTAGAAACTACGATGATTCTGACATTGGGGTCTAGCGCTATGCGGTAGGTAGAGTAATTCACCGTAATCACGGTGGACTTAGCGTGCTCAGGCGGCACGTTTACAAGTAGGCGATGTTTATCGCCAGGCTCGTAAATCATATTAGGATGGAGCCAACTAGGGTCCTGTCCCTCCAGTAGGTCAATCCAATCCTGATGATGCGGGAATACCTTCTGGTCTAAAAACATCTGAGAGAACTGTGGGAAGGATACATCCTCACGGGCTACCCCTAGCGCTTTCAGGGAGTTCTCTTTAGCGCTGTCTTTGGCATCAGCCAAATCCTGGGCAAACTGTTTATCTCTGGATATCCAAATACGGACAGTATCTGGCTTTTTGCCCAACTGTTCCATAGCCCTATGTACAGGCATACCCTCAGATACAAGGGCTAAGACTTTAGCCTTGGCCTCTGCCATAGCCTTTGTCCTAGGGTTATTACTAGTCTGAAAAGTCACAGTATTGTCCCATCTGCAATAGTCTATACAGGCTGTCAGATACAGATAGAGATACAGTCTGTAACGCAAGCCCTCAAGGCTTGCTACTACCAGTGGGCACTTTGTGCCCCTATATAGTATTAACCCGTTCAAACAGCCATTCCGAACGGTTTATAACAAAATTGTTATACAGATAACAGTCTAATCAGGACAAAATAGGACAGAACAGGGCACAGGCTCTGTACGGAAAAATTTCTGTCGGTGTTACCTATATTATTCCAGCCCGACTTTAAACAGTCTGGGGTCATCTAGACCCCATCCTGTTTGGCTGTCGCCGCACAGATACAGTCTGGCTGCTATCTGGACTACGCAGTATCTCCCGCCCTATTAAAACAAAGATTCTGGGGGCGGTCTGGCTAATAATAAATCTGCTGCTGGCTGGGGGGCAGCGCCTGTCGGCGCAGGTCTGAGCAGTGTTATAGAAAGTATCTATAACAGAAAGGAAGTTATGTCAGAATCTCTAGGTATAGCCGTGACCAACAGTTGCTATCAGTGCCAAGCCTTAGATTCCCTATGTCCTGACTGCGACGATTTGAAGTTCAGTCGGGATTCCTACATCGCCCACGAGATAGTGGACGATGGCAACCTACAGTATAAACATATCTGGTCTAACGGTGACTCTACCGTATCAGGCCACGACTGGGTTGGCTCAGTTACCAAACTGCTCAAGCCAGTCAGAGATATACACGGGAACTTGATAGAAGA